TCGCGGAGATGGAGGATTCGGCAGCTCTGGTAAGTTTTAAATCTTTTATAAAGGAGAAAAATTATGAAGGGTATTAATATAATTACCGCAAATTTTTCAAATGGAGGAAGATAGTGTATTACAAGAAAATTGTTTCAATATGACTATGGACAGAAGGTTCAAATCAAAGGACTTAATCTTCCATAGTCTTTTGAAGTTCATATTTCTAATACTAATAATCCATTATCTTCTTCAAATATTTTCTTAGGAAAAAATAATGAAATTGAAATTCCAGATGAATATTTGACGTCTGGTGAAGATATTTATATATGGATATTTTTACATCAAACCGCCAATGATGGTGAAACACGATATACAATTAATATACCTATTCAAAAAAGACCAAAAGCTGAAAGTAAAGATTTTACGCCTGTTGATAAAAATGTTGTTGATCAATTAATAACTACCTTAGAGGAAAAGATTGACAGCATGGAATCCGCAACAGAATAGGCGAAAGAAGTATTTTTAAAATATCCAAAAATTGTAAATGATTATTGGCATTTTTATGATGTAAATACTAAACAATGGATGAACTCAGAAGTAAAAGCTTTAGGATAGGATGGAGTTGGAATTGAGAATGTCGTTTTCAATAATGATTATTCTCTCACTTTCTACTTTACAAACGAATCTACTTTCACTACTCCGCCAATAAAAGGAGAAAAAGGTTAGAAAGGGGATACGGGCGCGACTCCTAAGTTCACAATAGATACAATAGAAACATTACCTGCGGGAAGCTATGCTAGTGTCAGCATACAAGGAACACCTGAAAATCCTATGCTGCATTTTAAAATACCTCGCGGCTACACTGGCGAAAAGGGCGATACTGGTGCTATGCCAAATATTAGTATTGGAACAGTTAATAGTCTTCCGCCTGATTCGCATCCTTATGTTACACAAACTGGAACTGCTGAAAATCCTGTATTAACTTTTGGTTTAGTTAAAGGTGAAAAAGGCGATTCTGGGGAACAAGGGCCTCAAGGAGAAAAGGGCTAGAAAGGTGATAAAGGAGACCCCGGTGAGCAGGGTCCGCAAGGAGAGACTGGATTAACTGGCCCTCAGGGCGAAAAAGGCTAGAAAGGTGACCAGGGAATTCAAGGACCGCGCGGTGAGCAAGGATATGTTGGACCTCGTGGGTAGAAAGGTTAGACTGGAGCGACTGGGCCTAAAGGTGATACGCCAGTTAAAGGTACTGATTATTGGACTGCCGCAGATAAAGAATAGATTATTGAAAATGTCATTTCTACCTTCCCTATTGATACAGAGTTCTCAAGCACTTCAACAAATCCAATACAAAATCAAGTTTTAACAAATGCTTTTACTCAAGCATGGGAATAGCTACTTAAAGTAGAAGATGATGTTACAATTTTGCAATCTAGCAAAGAAGATGCTTTAAATTATTCTAATCCCGCTCAAGGATTTGCTCTTGTTGCAAAAACAATAAAAGATGGAAAAGTTACTGAATGGACTTTTGGTGAAGCGGGCGGATTAAAAATACATATTTGTTCATCTTCTGAATATAGTTCTGAATCTAGAATACCTATTATTAATAATCCAGATGAAAAGACTATTTATCTAGTCCCCGCATCATATCAACCTTCTAATAATATGTTTACAGAATGGGTTTATATAAATAATGTTTGGGAAGTTTTTGGATCTATTGCAGTAGATTTAAGTGGATATTTAACTGATGTTCAAATTAATGGGACAAGTATTGTTAGTAATAATATTGCAAATATACCAATTGCAAGTTCTCCGACTCCTGGTGTTGTACGTGCATCTCCAGCTTTTGGAATTGGAATTCGTTCAGACGGATATTTGGCGATTTCTCCATCTGGTGCTACAGCAACTAAAAATGGAAATGCTGATTATCTGCCAATCACATCTTCACGTCAACATGAATCTGTATTTTATGGTTTAGCTAAAATTGCAGGACATGATGAGAAAGATAGTACTCTTCCTGCCGGACAATATACCTCATAGGCAAAAGCCGCGATTAAAAACATGCTTGAAATTGGCACTTCAGTACAAACAATAGAAATAACTGAAACAGATCCAGTTATTACCGCTTTATCCAATACACGTTATGTATGTGGAGAAATTACTTCCTTAGATTTTACGCCCGCAACGTCAGGGATATGTGACATCATATTTACCGCAGGTACTACACTGCCCGTGATTACGCTTCCCGCAACTGTAAAAATGCCAGAATGGTTTGAAGTTTAGGTTGAGCATACATATGAAATCTCTATTGTTGATGGAATATATGGGACGGTGATGGTATGGTGAGAATACCCGAAGAATATCAAGAAGTTGAATATATCGAAAGTACTGGTACTCAATATATAGAATTACCTTTTGGATTTTTAGATACTGATGAAATAAAAATTGTAGCTTGTGAAATGACTATGGAAAATGATAAATTTATGGTAGCTCCTTTAAAATGGGAAACCACACGTCGTTTTGCAATGGTAGGTAGTTATGGAGGCAAATTTTCTATTGGTTTTGGAACTAGAGGCACTTCGTCAGCATTTTATTTGCCTAAACAAGTTCCAGATACAAAAGTTCATATTTGGACCTATAAAAATAAAATTTTTTCAATTATTGATTTAAATGCTTTTTATGAATGGCAGGAAGGTTCTGTAACGAAAGCCACCGCAAATTTACGTTTATTTTATGGCTATAATGCACCTTCTAAAGGTCGTATTTATTCTTATTATCATAAAAAAGTAGATGAAAATGAAATAAATTTAATTCCTTGTTATCGCAAATCTGATAATGAAATTGGTATGTATGAAACCGTATCAAAAACATTTTACCCCAATTCAGGAACTGGCACATTTTTAAAAGGTCATAATGTTTATTATAATTCAATAAATCTTTTAGAACAACGTCGTAAGATTTTACTTAACACCCCGCATTTAAAAACTATATAGGATAACATAGCTACTTTTAATACAGATATAAAATTTCCACTAAAAGAATGTAAAATATATTTTACACCAAAACAAGAAGGGTCAGGCGATCCTAGTCCTGAAAATATAAGACCAATTAGCGGTTGGGATGAAATAAATATTATAAAAACTGGAAAAAATTTATTAAATTTAAATGATACTAATAAAGTATTTACTAATAATAATTATAAAAATTGGACTCTAGACAATAATGTAATTACTATTTCAGGGTTATCAAATGGCGGATATGTAATACCTTGTTCCCCAAATACAACTTATACATACTCTTTTAATTATAATGCTAATTATAATGGAGCTTTAGCTATGCGAGTTTGGGAAAATAAAGAAAAAATAATTAAGATGGGTATAAGTGATTCTGGTTGGTCTTTAACCGTCAATCGTATGCTGGGCATAACTAAAGGTGTAACAACATTTACAACAAAAGCGGATACACATTATTTACTTGTTGGTTTTTATGCTTATAAAGACACCAATATTATACTTACAGAACTTCAACTTGAATTAAATGATACTAGAACTTCTTATGAACCTTATAATGGTGCTGAAATAAATATTCCTTTTTCATAGACAATATATGGCGGTTATGTGGATTTAATAAGAGGTGAAATAGTATCAGAATATTGCACTTTCGTATTAGATGGAGTTAATAATTATGTAACTAGAACGCCTCAAATAAACAAATATAATATGGCTGTTACATATAGCACTTTTGCAGATAATACATATAAAGGTTTAGAAAATTTACCAAAAGGTAATACAAGCTTGATTTCTTAGATAAAATCAAATAAATATGTTATTCCAATTAATAATAATGGAACAGCAGCTTCTCAATAGGGTGTATACTTTGGTGGTTCAAATAATAATTTATATTTGAGAGTTGCTGTTTCATCTGATAAAATATCAGATACATCAACACAAGCCAATATTAGAAGTGGCATAAATGCTTGGTTGCAAGAAAATCCAATTCAAATAACATATAAAATGGCTGAACCAATTATATACCCGTTAACACCTCAAAGTATAACATCATTTAAAGGAATAAATAATATATTTTCAGATGCTAATGGAAATGTAGAAATTAAATTCTTAGCTCATTAAAAAAGGAGAAAATTATGAATTATTATGTAATTAGACAATACAGTAAAGGCGGTGTTCGACAAACACCTGCAAATTATCCCTACTCAACAAGACCTTAGGCAGAACGACAATTTAACTTATTAAAGGCAGCAGCTTGGAAAAATGAAATTGACATTGAAGAACCAACTATGGATATTGATTTTGAATCAATAGAAATAGGTACGGTTGAACAAGGTAAAATTGATAGATTATATTTAAAACATAATAAACCAGTTCCTGAAACACCTATCGAAACCGAACCTGAATCTGAAGAATAAAAATAAAAAAGGGGGGTAGATGATAATAAAATCATCTGCCCCTTTATTTTTATTTTTTTATCCCATATCAACAGGTTGATTAGTAATTATATCTCTTCCGCCATTTGCGTATCTAGCAAAATCAACAACCGCTTTAAATTGATTAGGATCAAAATTTTCAACAATTTTTGCGGCGGCCTCCGCATTAGCTGGTAAATCATCTATTAACCCGCTAATAATTGCCGCAACACTTCTTTTATTTTTAAAACTTGCATTTTTAATAGCATTAAGTTGCTCAAAAAGCTCGTTATATTCATCTTCATTAATTACTTGATAAAATTTTTCAAAAAAACCATTACTCTTTAATGTATCATATAATTTAAATTCATCTTCCCGCTGTTTTTCAGTAAATGAAATATTTGTATACATATACACTAAATGCAATTCAAAATATAAATTTAATTTAAATTCATTATATAAATTATCTTCTAATGATTTTTGTAATGTAATCATTAAAAGGTCATATTTATCTTGTGCGGGAAGATATTGAAGGACTTCTACCTTCTGCCCGCCAAAGTCGAATGTCTTAACAGATGTGTTTATTTTTAATTTCATATTTGCATATGATACTTTCATTTTATTTATCTCCTTTTATCTCTTATATAATTATGTAATAAAAATTTTATTACTAGGATGTTTTTTTAATTGATTCAAATATTTTTTCTTCTGCCTTTCGTAATCCATAATTACGAACTTGATAAGAATAAGAAGGCAAATTATTTAATAATAATTCAACTGTTTCTCTTTTTATTTCAATACTGCCATAAGATAACTAATAAGCAACATCTAAATAACTACCCATTGCCGCAGTATTAAAAGATCCACTTTTTACTGCAAATTGTATTGATGGATTTAAGAAAAACGACACGTCTCCTTTAACAATTCCAGAGATTGAATTTAATAAACCATGACTAACCATATAATCCCAATAAAACCCTATATCAGATTCTACAGTTGGATTTAAAATCATTAAATTTTCTTCTTCCCAAACTAAATGAGCATAAGTTTCATATATATGTCCTCTATTTATTCTTTTAGACCAATTCCATTTGTTTTTCCCATTTTCAATACCTACTAACCAATAAAAAGTATTTTGAAGTTTTGGATTCCCTTTTACCCAAACATTATTAGGATTATGATTATCAGTCCATCTTTTTATAACCTCTTTTTGAATAGGCCGATAGAGATTTTCGCGTCTTTGAATAATACTTTTATATTCTTCACTTATTTCATCTGGATACTTTTTTAATTTTGTTATATCTAAATTTTTAATAGACCCTTTTCCATCTGATTTTGCCGAAGCACTTTGATAAATTTTTGCTGCATTAAGCTAATCTGCATATAACATTTTTCCATCCTATGTTACATATAATAATAAAATCTATCTACCTAAAAATTTATTTAAAGCGTTCTAAAAATTATATTGTAATTTAATACATTCTTGAGTAATTTTTGTATTCTCATGCATAACTTTATAAATTTCTGATAAACTAGTACCAATTCCATTTTTAGTACTTTTTGTTAATACTTTTATTCTCTAATAATCAAAAATTAATTTTCGGACGCCTTTTAAAAATTTTCTTGCAGCTTTTTTTAACTAAATTGAATTATTTTCAAAATTTTGATTAACATCCTTTGCTGCCCGTTCTATTGCAGGAATTGCTAATTGATCAGTCATAACATCACCACCAATAACAAAAAATAGGGGGCTATAAAATAATAACCCCCTTATTCTTTTTATTTATTCTAATTAATTAATCATCAATTAATTATCTGTTTCAATTCCCGTTCCACTATGTGTTCCATCAACAGAATCCGCAATAGATTCATCAATATTAAATCCTGTTGGATGTGGGAAGATTGTCTTAGCAACTTCAGTTACTTCTGTTGCATCATCAACAACTTGGATAGCACAAAGAACTTTCTTAGTTCTATCAAAATAAGTATATCCTGGGAACGCATCCATAGTAAATGTAAATGTACTAGGATCACCAGTCGCCGCCATTGAGAATGTGAAGTTAGACTGAATCTTAACATTCGGGAATGTAATATTAGCAGGTAAGTCTTTACCATCAGACTGACGTCTAAAGAGCGTATCCGCTTCAACATAGTAGTAACCAGCGAAGTTACCTGCATCAATTTGCATTTCAGAAACTGTACTAGCTTTCTTAATAATATAATAATCAACCATCACAGGCCCAACAAATCCTGCGGCTTCATCCGCATTAGTCTTAGTAATAGTAAGTTTTTTACCATCTGAATCAACTGCCCATCCTTTAGTTACTTCTCCGGTAATATCACCGTAATCATCAAGCGTCATTACATAAATCGGAGCTGTAGGACAAATTTTTTCAGTTGATTCAAGAGCATCAGACAGGTCAATTTCAACTGTTCCGCTATTTGAAGCTGTTTGAGCAGCAATAGCAGTTGTTGTCTGATGGAAGTGAATCTGATCAGTAGAATCAGAAGCTGCTTTTAATAGCCCCGCACCAGAAAGCATAGCAAAACTAATCGGAGAAAGAAGAGCGTCTTCAACTGTAAATGTTAAAGTTTTCTAACCTTCCCAAGCAATTAATCGAGTATTACCACGACCACCTGTTGCGTATACAGTAGTTGCCGCACCTTCTAATGTAGAAGTTTTAGCAGTATCCATATAAAATACAGGCTGTCCTTTTTGGAATTCATAAGGGCCAATTTTTTGTAAGTTTTTTGCTTTAAAAACTACATTCGCAATCTAACGAACACCAAACTTCATTTGGATTTCCTCCTTATATTTTGTACAAAATATTATTATTTATTATTTTTCATCATGAATATCTTTTAACCAATCCTCGGGGTCAGACATACCAGTCGCGCCAGCAATTTTATATTTTTCCCAAGCATCATAATTTAATTTTAATTGATAACGGTTAAATTCATCCATTAATTGATAAACAGTATAATTCATTAATTCATTTATATCTTTTTGCTAACCAACAGCTAGAATAGATACATAACGACTAAATATAGCAACTTTTTGCTAAGGCGCCAGCTTCGCCTTCTTTTCGCGGCCTTGTTTAATTTTATTAGCTATCTTTTTAGCTAGTTCACCGCTTGGATTATACTCTTTATTTTCTTTGTTTGAAAGACAAAACATACTAATCAAAATTTCTTTAAAAGCCTCAAAATTATCTTCATCAATTTCACTTACTTCATTTGTTTCGTGATTCTTTATTTGTATTATATTTTTATTTAATGCAATTTCACTTGTGGGAAAAATTAAAGCAAGTATAGACATAACCTTTAATCGCATTTGTTGAGACTCTAAAGATCTTTCTCGCATTATTGTCATTATTATATTAAAATTTGATATATCAGATAAATCAACTTTGTCCTAAGTTGATAAAGAATCTTTATTAAAATTTAAAAATTCGCATCCATGCCAAAAATTCTACTAAGTAATGTATGCAATTTCTTTTAAACGCGGTTGATGTATAGTCAATCTTGCCTGCGGGAAAGGAATATCGTTTCCAGATAATAATAATAATTCATCCATTATGGTGCATCTATCCATCCATGCTGACTTGGTAAAACATCATCTGTTCCATGAATAGCATTAAAACTTAATGTATAACCAGAAAGAGTCTCATCTAAAACCAATTCGTTACATCCCAAAAATTGGAAAGTGCCAATTCCAGATAATTTAGCGTTATTTAAAATACCATCTATATATCCGCAAATTTTTATTGGACGAACTCTAAAATCACCTAAATCCCAATAGTCAGTATGACAAAGTACATCAATATAAACATTACAATCTCTATATTGTGGATTTTTCTTATTTGATTTAAAATTATCAAAACTAAATAACAAATAACTTTTTACCTATTCATGTTCTGGCATTTTTATTTTAGGCTCAAATTTAATATAACCTTTTTCTCGAAGTTTTGCAAGACTCATGTCTTTTATTGCATTTCTATATACTTCACTATTTTTATTATCTAAACAATCTTTAGTATTAATAACTAATAATCTTTTTAAATCATCACTATAAGGTTGACTTTCTACAAAAAGTTTTCGTAAAATTGTCTCTAAATCCTTTTCACAAGACAAAAAAGATGAAGTGAAATCAACAGGTCTTAAAGCTAAATTCTTTTTCATATATTTTGTCTACTCCTTTTATCTCTTATATGGCAGTTATTTTTACATCTAATGTAATATCCTACTGCCCCTAAATTCTATATATTAAAGTAAATATACCTAATTCACCAATAGAAACATTCAATGGAATAATTTTTAAAGAACTTTTTAAATCTTGTTCCTAACCTTTCCATTTTAAATACCAATGGCCATTTTCTGCGTTGCAAATTTCATAATAAGCTTTACTATATTGCTGAACTTCTATTGGCCCATTAATATATGCGGCGATTTTGTCTATAGGCTTCTCTTCACTAGTCTAATTAAGTTTCTAAGCGGCCACCGCATCAGCTATTGAATTTTCAAAATATTCATCTAAGAAAACTTGAATAATTCCATCTCCATAATAAGGATCGACGCCAACTACTTGCCAGGTTTTTTCAGTATTATATCTTGGGTCTAAAATCTTTACAGCTTTAAAACGTTCAAAATAATTATTTGTATTTTCATCTGCTGTAATATACATTACTAATGAATAGTTTAAAGTATTCCATTCTATTCCTGATTTTTGAGTCCATTCAATAGAAGTTTCAACAGGTCCACGAATATAAACCCAATAAGAATTATCACCTACTTTTATCTCTTGGTCGCATCTCCGAATCTCCGATCTAAAATAGGCATTTTCTTCAATATACTATAAATATACTAACCAATGTGTGTTTGTTTCTTTCCAAATAAAAACATCACCAGGTTTAATATTTATATCCATTTCTCCTTCAGAAGTCTTCCCCATTCTTGGCGCATTTAAACAAATATCCTTATATGGAATTGAAATAATTTTATTATCATAAGCTGGTTTATTTTTATCAGGATTAATTAAACATCTAAACTATTTTCCATCTGAAAGAATTGCAGTCTCCGCTTGATATGAATATAGCAAAGCTTTCTTTAATCCATGAAGCTTATCATTAATAAATCTTTGCTATTGATTACCGCCTTGATATTTTAATCTTTTATTTAATAATTCTAATGACATAATTCTTTTTGTAACATATTCATTAAATTTAAACATTCAAAAATAGTCCTTCGATAACAAAGGAAATCATCTTCGTTAATTAATGAATATAATCCCTCCAATTTACTTAATAATGGGAAAAAAATTTCTGAAAATTCTCCTTGCATTAATCTTTGAATCCCCGCTAATTCTTCTATAATTGTCTACAAAGGTTTCTCCCAGTCTGCGCCCTCTTCTCTGCTTGGTAAAAGTTTGTATATTTGATTAATTAGACCTTGCAATCTATAGTAAATTGTTTTATTGTCAATCTAAAAATTATATTTTAACAACATATCGTTCTACATCCTCTCAATGCGTTAATACCGCCCAAACATCTCCTGGCTATTGATTAAGAGGTCGTGTTGCAGATGCAACAATATAATTTTGTTCAGATGTATCTCTACTAGTATGCTATTCATCAGAAATATTTTTAGACTAATTATTTATTTTATTCTATTGATTGGCAAAAATACTCTCTACAGTATTAGTTGGCATTCTTAATAGACCTAAAGTAGATCGCATAATACCATTTCTGTCTTGTTTTCTTCTCTTATATAATCTTTGAAGATGAAAACCTTCTCTTTCATAATCCTTTTTTAACTGCAATAATTTTTGCATATGGTTAGCTTGACTAGTGAATTTAAAGTCAGAACCGCTATATTTCATTCTGGTATTTTCAACACTAGCTAACTGTTGGCTTAACCACTATACAATCATATATACAGCTAAAATATTTATTTCTTCATGAGTTAATACAGTATTAAAGCACCCATCCGCATATATAATAGCAGGAACATCTTCATGACTACTTTCAACTCCATTATAAGTTACCTCATCTTCTATTTCAAACAATTCATAATCCCATAAATTGACTCTAGGAAATTCAAATTTTTCAATAGCAGAAAGTAATAGTTGTTCTAACATTCTATATGTATCTAATTCAGTTAGCTATAAATACATATCATCTGTAATTTTAGAAAGAAAGGAGTCATATACAAGCGAAAATGGAGTTGTATTCATTTATATACCTCCAAAAAAAATTATTCTTTATTTTCTGGTTTGTATCTACGTCCAGATGGTGCGATAGGCTCTTTAATTGGAGCAGCTCTTCTTTTATTTATACGCCCGTATTCTTCAGAATTATCTTCATCCCCGCCATCGAATTTAGTATTTTTAATTTCAATAGCCCTAGTTACATCAAACCCAAGTTTTTCTTGTATAGCTTGTCTTTTAGCAATATCATTAAGCGGCAGCTCCACCGCCATATCTTTGATAATTTCTTTTACTGATTCTGGAGCAAAATCTAAGCAATCTAAGAACTGATCTAATGTTCCAGTTTGCATTAGTTTTTTAACATCTTCTTTTGTATAATGGTATTCAGGTTCTGGCTCTCTTGAAAATAATTGTGCTATAACCTTTTTATCAGTAATTTCAAGAAATTCATTTAAAATAACATCTCCACCAGGCGAAAAAGATAATTTCTCTAATTCGTCAAAAGTTATTTCCTTAGATTCATTTGGATAAAAATTTCTATGAACACCTAAATCTGGGACATCATAGCCTACTGTGCCATTGTATTTATTTATAACTTTAACTAAAGTATTTTTATCAATAATCATAATAACTCCTTTTATCTCTATATATCAAAAAAATGGGGAGAATTAAAATTATAAACTCTCCCCTATTTTATTGTTATCATTACGGTATTACTGCGTTAGTGCAGGCATTTGCTTTACAAGAGTTGTATTTTTATAAACGCAAATTCCTGGATTTACCATATAAGTTGCAACACCAAGTTTTTGATATGTCTGAATTTCTGTTGACCAATCCCTGTTATCAAATGATTTTACTTGAGCAGAACCTTCAAAAGCAACTTTAACAGGCTTTTCTGCTCCTGTTGGAATAATCCAAGCGTAAGATGGATCAATTACTTTTTCCGTATTTGTTTCATCTGTGAAAGATTGAGGAAGAATAATTACTTGATGTCCTTTATAAGTTGTAAAATAACCATTATTCCAAATTTGCTCTTTCATATTATCAGAAAATCTTGGAGAATCCCAAGCACCATTTGCAGTTGCAGGAATCATAGTCGCCGCAAACTCAAAAGTACAATAAATTGTACTCTTACCATATGCATCGGCCGTCATAAGAAGCTGATCCATCGCTTTTTCATTAAACGCAGTTTGAACTGTTTTATTAGCAGCTTTAATATTAGCTACAGTTGCTTCAAGAGCCTTAGCAATCTCACGATATACAGCCTCATCCATACCTTCAAGAACAAGACTATAATAATCATTCATAGTCATACGACCATCAAGAAGCTCTTCCCATTCAATTCTAGAAGCGCCTCCGAAAGCAGCTGTCGGAACTTCAAGTGAATATCCGTCTAGCTTGAAGACTTCATATCTACCTGCTAAACCAACTCTAGTAACAAACTGTTTAGCACGTTTCTTAGAAGCTTCACTAATTCTTACCTTATAAACAGGTTTTGTACCCTGTGCGAATGTACGAACATCTGCAAATTGTCCATAGTTTTGCATAACTTTTTGAGGCATAACCTCTGTGAGTCCGACTTCCATAAGTGTATAAATAAGATTTTTATTTTCTCTAAAATCTTGAGGAGTTGAACCAAGTTCATTTAACTCCTTAATGAATGTTTTATTCAGAGCGTCTGCTGAAAGCTTCTCTCCGCCAAAAGAATAAGCGACAGAAGGATTTAATGAAGCCTTAGCATTGGCTCTAGCTAACTCAATAAGCTGATCTCTTGTTAATGCCATTATCTTTTTTCCTCCTTATCACTGTACTCTCTGAATTTTAACACCAGGTTGTCCATCTGGCATTGTATATACTTTTACAACTTTCCATACCATGCCAGAAGCAGGCATGCTTTCTCCACTTGCCTTAGCTAAAAATCCGGCATTGTCACCAGAAGCTGTAACCTGTAAATAATTACCGACATCAAGTTCAACTGTGCCGACCTCAGCTGTATCAGAAGTGTTCTTAATTCCAATCGTATTTGTTGTAAAAATATCACCAACATATGTCTTAATTAAACGAGGATACATTTTATAATCTGTAAAATCCTCTGCTTTATATACAAAATCTTTATGACTTTGTTTTCTTTCATCATAAAGTTTTTCTTCATTATAAACAAGCATAAATTCGCCGTCACCGGTAAAATCAACTTTTCCAGCTGCATAATCATATTTTGCAAACTGACCTTGTTCAAGTTGTGTAATACCAGTCCAAGTTACTGTACCATTTGCTGCTACTGTTCTTGTAGTATCAGCAGGTAATTGTGCATAAATCTGACCAGTAACAATACCAGAAAGGTGATTAGGCTCAACTTGTCCATAACCTTTTCTCTTAATTACTTTTGCTGCCATTTTTTAGCATCCTCCTAATTAACCAAGTCTTTCTTGTTCTTTAACAGCCTTTACCCATTCTGGTAAACTACTGTCTTCATTGTTATTTAAACTATAAGTAACAATATCTTCTTCTTTTTCAGCTTCTTTATTTAAAGTAAAATTAATCTTTTTGTCAAAACAAATAACTGAAAGTTTTGCTTTAATTTCATCTAAAGTATACTTCTCTTTATTGTTAACAACTTCCGCTTTATCTTCGTCAGAAAGCATATAAAATTCAGCAATAAGAGCATCCTTTTTCTGATTATCAATTTCTTTTTTGAAATTTACAAGTTCTTGATATTGACTCTGAAGAGTGCTATATGATTCTTTTAAATTATTAAGCTCTTTTTCAAGTAGCTCATATTTTTTTGCACTTTCTTTTTTATCTTCATCATCATCATCTTTGTCATCATCAGGATCATCCTCGGAATCATTATCTTTATCATCCGCAGGCTTTTCATCGTCTTTATCGTCATCCTTTTTGACATAATCAGCAGGAGCAGAAGTATCCTCTGTATTATCATTAACCTCTGGAGTTGTTTCAGCATTCACTTCTTCTGTCTGAGTAAATTCAGTTGCAGGATCAGTGTTTTCATTTTCAACAACTACAGTGTTTTCAAGATTCTCCATCTGTTGTCCTCCTTTATTTAAGGCATTTTTTAAATCTTGCATCATACTAAAAAGTGTATGTTTAAAATTATCATCTAATGTAAAATGTGTACTTACATCTGGGGCGGTTACAGAAGCCCCCTCAAAACAAGGCTCAACGTCATCTCCTAATATGCAAATTTTTTGGATAATTGCATCATTTATAATAAAGAAATCTAATCCAGTATCATAGTTAGTTCTCCACTATCCTTTAACCGATTCTTTTTGAAATTCCATTGATTGCGGACGTCCCTATTCCACAGGTAAGCTGGATTCTGGGAATTGACTTGTCCAAAGGTAGCCAGTAGTCATAAGATATTTATGAATAACAGTATTACCCATTCCATCACTGTCTTCGAAATTTTGGAACCACACCTTTGCATCCGGAGATACAAATCCATAAGGAACGGTCTGACATTCAAACTTGATTCCTTCATCATCAATAATTACTTTCTCTCCATGATCTGTAAAATCTTCTTTGCTATCTCTATAATAACCAACTATAGGAGCACCACGAAGATTTTTACCAATTTCAGCCGCAACTTCTTCTGTTATAAAAGTGCGATTTCTATTAGCTCCTATATAAAGCACTTTAATATCACATTTTGACATTAAAGGATTAATATCAAGAGGCTGAAGATTTAAAAACTCAGGAGAATCAATAGTTGCAACTGATTGATGCATAAATAAAAATCTCCTTTCATCCTCTTCTGTATAATATAAAAATTTGGCTAAATCTCTTACTTACTTTTGTCCAAAAATTTTTAAAAAATTTTATTAACTCATTGACTCTTTATTTTGAATTGTTTTTGTTGATTTTTCATCATCCGCTTTTTCTGGTCTTCCAGCTCCTTCCCCGGAACTTGCCGCACCCGTTTTATTTCTATTAAGAACATCCGCGTTCATTGTACTAGACATTAACGGAGGAATAAATACATTAACCAAATCAAGAATATCATTTTCAAAATAAGCAGTATTTAATATAGCGCTTTGGGCCTGTCCAAGAGCAATCTGAGGTAACATTTTAGAATATCCTAACTGAGTATGCTCTTTGTATTGTTTAGCTAAATCTTTATAATTATAAATTGTAGTAGGAAGAATTTGTGCTCTATAAGTTACCTTTTTTGGGCTTTTATTATAAGGTATTAATAGAGTATTTAAAAAAGTTTCAAATTGTTGAATTAAATTCCACATCGAAGCTTCGTCATTTAAAATAGATTTTTCAAGAGCAATATTACCATCTGTATTAAATTGCATCTGTGAGACACCAGCTTCATTGTATACTGTTCTTTCGACTTTCGCTAAATCATCTGTCGTAGTTGTTGTCCTATTATCTGCCATATCCGCGACTTCTACATCAGCAAAAGTAGTCAAAACATCAATACCAATAGCTTTAGATAACATTTGAACTGCATTATTGTGGAGCTATTGAGCTTCATCCACATCAAAAATCAAATCACCATTTTTATCAATAGGCATTTTCTGAATGATAATTTTTAATAATTGCTGCTGCATTTTTCTTCGGTCAAGATCTTGAGCAGCATCTAAATCAATAATTGCTGGAATAACCGCAATAAATGGAGGAAAATCTTCTCCATTTAAATTAAATTTGATAACAGAACCAATCTAAAGTAAATACCATCCAGATTCATCTCCAGGAAAATCTGGTTTTAATTTTCCTTGCTTATATAATCTATATCCTTTTGCAAATTCCTATGGAAAAATTTTTAGCATCTTTGCACGCTGTTCTGCATTCGTAAACATGTCATTAAAATATTTCATGTTAAATTCAACAGCAGGCTGACCATTTATTATAAAACGTGATCTACAGTATTTTGGCGGCAGCTATTGAACCACCACAGTTCCATCCCGCGCAATCAAATATCCATAATAACAACCATTTCTTACAACCTTTAATGCTACATCACCAAAGAACTTTTTTGCTTCAAATTTATCTAAATAAGTTAAAACCTTATTAAATCCTTCTAACAATTTATTAGGTTTTATAGAGTCAGAATAATATGGGGTTACTAACCAATCATATCTATACATATACGCCATATAACGACAAAGTCTTTGATAAATACCACTAATTTTATAAAAATAATTAGAAATATCTCTCATCCGCTCAAGATCGCCATAATGAATAGCCCTCAATACTTGTTCCTTATCCGCTAATTGAGGATTTACTCTACGTAAGTCCCCCAACTTTAAAATTGCATCAGATACAGATTTTACTCCAACTCTAATTTTTGCAAAATCAACAGGTATATAACCTGTGGCCTAATCTGGAATTTGGTAATCTTCAGTTCCAATCATGTTAAAGCCTTTTTTCTTAATCTAAGCCATTCGATTAATCAACCTTAGATACCTCTCCTTCTTTTTATATCATCCATTATAATTACCATCCATAGGCAGCTTTTAATATATAATCATAATTCACTCTTGGCTAATCCCAATAAGGGATAATAACTAAATTAATGTTATGTTCATGACAATATTCTCTTTTACGCATATCATTATATTGTTGTTTTCTTAAACCTGTATATCCACCAAATTTTTCTTTAGCTTCATAATGTTGGATACCTTGAAATTCAATTAAAAAATCAATATTATGCTAATCATCAAAAACCGCAAAATCAAATCTTAATGGACGACCTGTGTTACTAATTAAATCTGGAAAAGAATATTCTTCTGCGAACTCTAATCCAGACTAACGTAAAATTTCTTCTATCTTTATTTCTCCCCTAGATGCCCGCATATTTTTCTCCTTTTCTATGATATATAAAAATTCTAACAATAAAATTGATAAAAATCGACCTTAACTTGGTGTAAAAAATAAAAAATCAGATATATTGCGTTTTCTTCTTTTTCTACTTAGCTCCTCTTCATAACGAATATAATAAAGACCATAAATAAAAGCTGAAAATTTATCTTTTTTAATACTTCGATTACTTTGTTTTAAAATGATATTGACACCTTCATTTTCTTCTACTAAGTTTAATGTTTGTTCTTTTAAAATTGAAGTTAATATAAAAGGTTTTAAATATTCATTTCTTTCATCCATATTCATATTTTGCCCTTGTTTTGTAGACATTAATTTTGTTTTAGCTAAGCTTTCATCAATTAAAAATCTAATTTTTCCACTATACATTTGCGTTTGAGCATAACTATATGCCTACGTATTAATTGGAGCATTGGCTTTTATAATATACAATATATCTCGCTAAGTTTCTGGTGTTACATATTTTTTATATTCTGGATATTCATCCGTATTATAAACACCCAAAGGCGGTAAGAACTATCCATCTTCTGTATCTTGAGCTTTAATTAAATAATCAATTAAACCAACCCCTAGTCCATTTCCGTCAATAGCAATGCGTCTAGGCTTATATTTATAAAATAGATGTTTTATATGAATACATTGAGTTTCAAAATGTTCTGCTTCATAAGAATATATGTTTACAAGAGTCTTATTTGCCGCACCTTGAACCTGAGGAGTAACTTTAAACACACATACTTCAGTCGTACATCCAATTCGTCCAACATCGACTCCAAAAACATAATAAGCACTTTTGGTAGATCTACCGCTATATTCATACTAAGGTTGTAATAAAACTCTATGTTTATCAAATTGTTCAGAAGAAAAGAAAGCGTTTTCTACATCGCCAGACCAGATTGAACGATACTATCTATTAAAAGACTCATCATTAAAAGTCCCTTGAAGTTTTAACTGCTCTACAAAATCTTCATCCAATAGCCCAGAAACAACTGGTGTCTAATATGTTCCGCCCATAACCATATATTCATCCGGTTCGAGAATTGAATTAATCAAAATCTAAATTAATTTTTTATAAGCAAAACCATTTTTCCAGCCTGCCGTAGTTATGTATATTTGACTTTTATTAACATTTTCTTCTCTATGTCTACTACCATCAGAAAGTCGCCTGTCAACGTTTGTTGTCGGAATAATAACTTCATTTAAGATGTCTCCATCAATTAAAACACACTATTCCATTAATCCGCCTGTTCTTCTTTGACCTCTTGAAGATTGTCTTGCAGCAAGAACATCAATAGTTGAACCGTTCTTAAAAACATATTTTACATTATCTTTAGATTTAGTAGAAACACCACGATCCCAATTAATTTCATTGTTTAATCCAGGGATTAGTTTGCAAATTTCTTCAATCTTTGCTATTGTAATCGAGGCAGCTTGTTCTTTACCGCCAGTAGTCACGAATAAATGCGAATTAGGATATAAAATGCATCTAATCATCAATGCCATCATTGATAAAAAAGATTTTGAATAAGCACGCGGAAAAGTAGCAAACACATACCGATGTCTCATAACTATCCGCAAAAAAATTCTTTGATAGAATAAAAAATTAAAAGTACTATCTTTCCCTTTTATAAAATCTACAAATATATCTGGATACTATCTAAAATAAGCTATTATATTTCGTAACTCATCTATATCTTTCATTAGCCGCTACTCTGATAAACCTTGTTTTTTATACTATCTATTGGAGGATAACTATAATAATTCTTTTAAAGTCATTTTTTATTATTTAACCTCCTATTCTGATATTCTTTTTCAATTAAATCATCATTTAAATTTTTATCATGCTATTTCATTTGACTAATAGCATTTTTATACTAAATATAATCTTCATCTTTAAGCTAAACTTCTTCTAAGCCTTTTTCTTTTGCCTATTTTTTATCTTTTTTCATCTCATCAGAAATACGTTTATCTTGTAAGTATTTTTCAATTTCTTGAGCTAAAGATTTATCTTCATAGATTAAATTTTTATTATAAGTTTTTAAATCATTAATAATTTGATCAACAATATCTTGCGGCTAATCATAATGTAAACGAGGAATGGCCCCACTATGCGACTCAACAAAATCAACAATAGCAGAAGCTGAATCAATAGCATTTCCCTCTTTGTCTTTATTTTGAGCTTCGGTAAATTTCGCAGATTTCATCATAGCATCATAAACACGAGACAATTTTTGAAATGAATCTACATCTCCCATGTCTATTGCCTAATTCATTTTTAAAGAAGTTTTACAAATCATTTTTAATGTATCAATACGCGCCGCACCTTGAATATCAAAAGAACTCATGAACTCATTATATAATTGTTCAAGCGCTACCCATTGACTAGGTTTATAAAGCCGTCCCCATTTCACAGCTAAATACATCTTATCGTCTTTATCTAAATCTGCGCCTGGATCAACCATCTCACTTTCTGGTATAAAATTCACTTCTTGAAAAGGATTTTTTGCTTGGCTTAATGCTTCTGCGTATGAACGCGGTTGCCCTTGAGCCTAAAACATTTTACCTAAATGCTATCCAGTA